AAACCGTTGTTCCGTCAGTGATGTACAGCTTCTTATCAGCGACGTTGACAGCAATCTCACCCACAGCGAGATTAGACACCGACGGGACGTTTCCAGACGTTGTGCTGTGATAACTAATGAGAGGCGTGAATCCCGTTTGTGCCATGTCTTTTCCTTTACACCACGACCCAGACTGAGCCTGAAGGTACAGTAACCGTTACGCCAGAGTTGATTGTGATCGGGCCAGCGCTCACGGCGTTGTTACCAGTTCCAATTGTATAGTTAGCCGAGATCGTATTGGCGTTTTCCCACAAGCCATAGGTCGTCGTATTACCACCGCCCAATGCGCCCCATGCTGTACCGTTGTAGCCCTCAAACCCTGCCGTATCTGAGTTGTATCTAACGTAACCTGTCGCACCTGTAGGACGCTGTGCAGTCGTTCCAACTGGTAGCAAAATAGCATCAGTTGAACTAACAGCAAGCTTAACCGCTGGGTTATTCGTACCGATACCAAAGTTGCCGTTTACAGCAAGACGCATTTTTTCTGCGCCGTTGTTATAGAACGTCATAGGCAAATATGTGCCTGTGCCGTTGATACCTGATACCAACTGAACGTCTGTTGAACCGTTTGTGGCAATCAGAATCTTTGAGGCGTTGGTAGGATCAGCAGCGTTTGTTGCCTGCCATGATGCAGCCGTGCTCGTACCGTTTGGCAGCGCATAAATGCCGGTTGATCCGTTGGTCGTGCCTGTTATAAACGCAGTTCTGCTGGCTACCGTTGCATTGCTAAAATCACCTTGGAAGCGAGCTGTTACACCTGCGTTACCAAGGGTTAAAGTAGTGCCGTCAAACGTATGATTGGCGCTAGATTGTAAGGCGCTTGTGCCGTTGCCGTAAGGAATGTAGTTCGCTGTTAGCGAAGTCAATCCCGTACCACCGTTGGAGACGTTAAGCGTTCCTGCAAGCGTCACTGCGCCTGTCGCTCCTGTGCTTGGCGTAAAACCTGTTGTGCCTGCTGAGAATGATGTCACGCCACCTGTAGAAGCCGCCCAAGTTGGTACGCCACCAGCCAGCGTCAACACATAACCGTTTGTACCCGCCGCTAAGAACGTCGTCGCACCTGAACCTGTTTGGTATGGCAACGAACCGTTTGCACCACCTGCGAGGTTAGTAGAGGTTGTTGCGTTTGTCGCATTCGTAACTGCGGTTGATCCAATTGCGCTGACGATCTGAGCTGCAGTCGCTGCGGTAAATGCCGATGTGCCGTTACCGTAGGCAAGCCCAGTCAGCGTGGCAACGCCTGTACCGCCTTGGGATACAGTAAACGTGCCGCTTGTCACTTGTGAAGCAGCAATCGCAATTGATGTGTTGCCAGCCAGCGTTATCTGACCCTGTGCATTAACTGTGAACGTACCAACCGATGAAGCAGAGCCGTATGATCCTGCGGTGACAGCAGTATTAGTAATGCTGAACTGGCTACCAGTAAGTGTCAGTCCTGTGCCTGCGGTGTAAGTACCAGCACCAGAGAACTGAACCCAAGTAACCGCAGTAACGCCAAGCGTACCACCCGGATCAACCGTACAGACCCAACCCGTGTCAGCTTGTGTCGTTCCTTTCTCAACAAACACAAATGCAGATACCAATTGATTCCAAGTATTGGCATCAGATGATCGTGACCAAGCGCCCGACGATGAAACGTAAATACCGTTTTGCGACGAGGTGGCTTGGTTCTTAACCAACACACGACTTGCAGAGGTCGTAATTCCGTCAATGGTTTGTTCGCCAGACAGCGTGATGCTAGTGGTCGTTGCGCATAAAACTGGTGCTTTGACAGACAAACCCTGCGCTATAGAATCAACATAGGACTTGTTGACGATATCATTTGAGTTAACGGGCGTCGTGGTGATCGAGCCAGTTGTCAGCGTAACGGCATCAATCGTAGTGTTTGAGGCTAAAGTCAGTTGACCTTGAGCATTGACGGTAAAGGTAGGAACTTGATATGAAGATCCATATGACGCAGCCGTCACCGAAGTATTAGCGATTGAAATCGTACCGGTCGAGGTGATCGGACCACCCGTCAATCCCGTTCCTGTGCCTACCGAGGTCACGCCAGAACCAGAAACAATCGCACCCCATGCGCCGTTTGCATAACCCTCAAACGTCTGCGTGGTGGTGTTGTAACGCAAGTCACCGTTTACAGGTGATGCTGGACGTGATGCAGTCGTTCCTGAAGGTATCTGAATCGCACCAGCGCCGGGGATTACGGGATTCGACGCCAAGCTAACCGTCGAAATGCCACCTACAGTAGATACGTTGATCTGGCTAGTCGTGCCGCTAACAGAAGTCAGCGTACCGTCGCCAATACCAAATGTCTGCCATGATCCTGCGTAGTAGCCCTCAAATCGACCCAAATCGCTGTTATAGCGAATCTCTCCAGTCGTTGATCCACGCTGAGCGGTTGTACCAACAGGAAGTGTCACGCCAGCCGTGCCGGGGATCACTGGGTTACTTGCAAGACTAATTGTAGGTGTGGATGAACCATCACCGCCTGTCACGCCGATTTGATTTGATGTACCAGTAATAATTACTGGGCTAATTGTGGATGACGATCCAAGCGCCAATAATCCTGTGCCGGTAGCGTTAGCTAATGCCAGCGCTAAACCAGTCAACTGGAATGTTGGATTACCTGATACGCCACTACCGTTGGTAACCGAAATGCCATTACCGCTTGTGGCGAGCGATCTAGCTGTGATCGTATTGGCTGCAGACTTGACGATAACGCCTGTGCCTGCTGATTCTAGCGATCCAGAGGTGCCATTAAGCGCAATCGTGTAAGCACCCTGAGCACCACCGTCAGTAATGCCGATACCGTTAATAGCCGAAAAATACCGACTGTTAGGCAATAAAGGTTGCTGACCGACAGTTAAAAACGTCTCAGTGAGTGATGGACTTTGAGTGATTGCCGAAACAGTCGTCTGAACCGTCACTCCGTTCTGAACGACAGGGACAAGTTCGCTACCAGTGATGGGGCTTTGTGCGGTCGGTAATTGGCTGATCCGTACGTTTGACATACCTTACCTATGGCGAAAGATTATTGAGGTTGCCATCATTTGGAGTATCGCCCTGCTCTGGCGCAATTCCAAACTCGCCTTCTGTCGTATGCTGCGGTGTCTGATTAGGATCAAGCGCAACATTCGGATCGGTCGTGAGTGCATCATCGTACACAGCAATATCCAAATCTGGTCTCGGAAACCGAATTGTGATTTTTTCAGGGGATCTTGCAGGCAGTCTGTATGGATCCCATTCATCAGAGCAGGAAACAGAGCATACCTTTATCGCAGGTATATTCCCGTCTGGACGCATATCACTATACGGACGCTTCATTTTGCAGCGGTCACACACGAACACGCTTAGAGTACTATTACCTATTGTATCTAAGAATCTAGGCATTTTCAGCCTCTTTTTTCTTTTTAGACCAATATTCAATCAACGCACGCCGCACTTTCTCAACGTGTTCTTTTGATTTGGGTTTGCCAGTAACAGCTTTTTTCATTTTTTCAATATGCTCAGCCGTTAACTTTTTACCCGTAAGCTTTTTAGATGTGTTTTCACCTATTTTTTTACGAGTTTCTAAAGATATAATTTTATTTTTATTGGCAATACTAATTGCTAATTTATGTTCTTCAGAACGAATTGACCCTAATGCGTATTTATTGCCAGAATGGCGCATACTCATTAGTTGTTTTGTTTTTTCAGATACTTTACGATTAACATTAGCTTGACTTATTTTTTTTCTTGCTTCTTCTGAATGCGGCACACCTAAACGAGGCGGAACATCATTGATGATCATTTTGCCAGCGGCACGGTTATAGCAAGTATTTTTGTCTTTGAGCAATTGTTTAATAATCGCAACTTCTAATGTAGCGCAATCATTTAATGTGCCTTTGGCAATGATCTGACGAGTAAAATCCTCTGGTCTTTTATTGTGTTCAACCATCATAGACTTAGAAGAACAGACATACCCATCTTCGACGTTTCCTTTGTGAACGCCGACATAAATCTTAGCAGTTTTGTGGTCTGACCACGAATAAACAAAGGCTTCCATGATGGTCTTATTTTACCCCATCACCTAGTGTAATAGCTAATATTTGGCGCAATTAGTATCGGCGATTTGTCACGGTTTTCATTTTGCGCCATGACTAAATGTTTTTCGTACTGTTGTTCGCAATAAGTTATGCGTGATGGATCAACTTGTGGCAATTCACACGCCATCTGGTGTGACAATCCCCACTGGATCGCAAGGTACATATACTGAGGAATCTCAATCGAGCCACTCAAGTCGCCTACGTCCTGAATATAGCGGCTTAACCACAACTCGAGTTGCGGCTGGATGCTGTTTGGTACCGGCCACACTTCCATATTCGGCTGCGGAATCGTGCGATTGAACCAATATTGCAGCGGACGCAGCGCAGTAAACGATCTGTTTGGCAGATTTGAGTAATCATCACGGTTCATGCGTGCCATTGGTATGGCGACAGGCAATGTTCCGAACA